TAAAGGCACGCTTGTAAAGAATCTTTGTAAACGTGTTCTATCATCTTTCCGTTTAATTCTAATATTAATGCAAATACAACCTCTATCATTGGTGACCATTTCCATTTCTAATTAATTTTTCTACATCCTCTGTAAGTTTTTTTGTTCTCTCTTGTAAAAATTCTATGTTAACTGCATTGTTTCTCATACTCTTCACTTCTACTTCTAACTCATCTAATAATCCTGCGATATGCTCCACCAACATGAAAAGCTCCGCCTCCCCACTTGACTGACCAAGTTCTCCACGCGGGTATTTAATTCTAAACTCTGTGTTGTGTTGTAAATCTTTTTCAAACAATTCTAACTTTGTGCTGTGCTGGTTTAACTTTTCATTGATACCAAAATAAGCCCACGTTCCAATTGCAACGAGCGCTATCAAAGACGCAACCGTCTTCATAGGCATTTGCACTTTAGCTTCGTCAGATATTGTTAATGGTTTTTTACTCATCTTTAGGTTTTGGTAAAGGTAGTATATACCCTTCCGGTGGCACTTTCAATGTGCTGTTATTGTTATCTAAAGTCTTAGATTCTGGATTAGCCTTGATATAATCATCTTTTAATTCGTCCCAAAGGCTACCTGTAGGCATATTTTCTATTTCATCTACTTGTGGTACCACACCTCTACATTTTGATACTAACAAATAAAAATTTTCATTTTGTGCAAGGCTTGGATTTCTATTTACCTTGTTACACATTTTCATTAATTCAAGTTGTTGTTTTAATTGTGCATTTTCTTTTGATGTTTTACAGTCTGTGCCTAAATATTTTCTAAATGATAATCTTAATTCTTGAGAGTTACTTTCATTCCAACTATTATCATAATTATCATAATCATAATCACGATTAGATACAGACAAATCGACTTCACCACATCTAGTATTGCCGTCGTTAAGATATTCGTTTCTAGGATATGCAGGAGTTGCACAAAATGCTAATGCAGTTAACATTAAAATAAGTATGGCTGTAAATCTGTAATCCATCCTGGCAATCTCCATAGTTCATCCTAATAATTTATTTCTCTGTTTAAATCCTTTATGTCGTATTCCATTTGTCTAACCTTATCAGCTAGAACTTCGTATAAATTTTCGGCCATCTCCCACGTACCTTCAGCTCTTTCTAATTTTGCAATGACAGTGTTAACATTATCTGTTAACACAGCCATGTCCCTACGAACATTTTCTATGCTCATAGTTTTTAACTCTTGTATTTCTGCTTGATTGGCGTTGATTGTATCTGTTAGATTAACAACGTATTTTACACCTGTGAACGTTCCAACTAGCACTGATGCTACAACAGGAACCATAACTATATTTTTCTTTAATAGATCTACTAAATTCATAAGGCATAAAGTCCTATATTATAAAAGGATTGCTCCAATTCCAAACGCAACAACAGCTATAATAATTTCTTTTCTATTATGCAGTTGCCAAGTCATAAATTTTTCTTTGTATTTATTTATCATTGTCTTCCTCCAAGTTTTTCAGCTTGTAATCATAACTACCTTGTTCGTGTTCATCGGTAATCCATTTTGCTGAATTTTCCACAGAGTATATTTTACTGGTTACTAATCTATTAATCAAGGTTTTGTTTGGGTCCACTCCCATGGAAGGATCATAAATTTTTAATCTATTATTTGGCTGTATTGCATAGTTTCCATCTTCTAATTCAATAACGTGGCCACATTTATGTTGATCTGGTTTCTCTGCATAACCAAAATTTAATTCGTTAAAGTCTCCTGCACACCAATCTATTGTAAATAAATATTTACCTCTACGTTTTACTTTACGTCTTGAGGTATATTCCATTGTGCACCCTGCAATTTCGTAGAAAGTTGTAACACTTACATTGTAACTAAAACTATCCCACATAACCACTTCATCAAGTGGCAGCTCTTTAACTCCAGGTTTAGTACAGAATGCAGTAATAGGAGCTCTCCACCACAAACCACCATCTTCCATTAAGAAATGAAACAAAGGCACTCTGTTTGGTATAGAACTAAAACCAAATACTCCTACTTCAAAATATTTATCGTGTGAATCTTTTTGATCTCTAAGATAGTTACCTCTGACGTAACATTCTATTATTGGTATGTTTGCATTTAAATATGCCATTATTTAATTTCACCCCAGTTAGCCCCCGACTCATAATCCACCTTGTTAGGGACTTTTAATTCTACTGCAGACTCCATAATCTCTATTATATCTTCTGCTTTTTTATCAGACTCAACAGAAATATCTACTTCGTCATGAATCTGTATGTGAGGTATTATACCATTTTTATATAACGCAACCATAGATTTTTTTGTCATATCAGCCGCACTACCTTGTATTAATTTATTTAAAGCTTTGTAAGTAAACGCACGTTTCAATGGTTCATCATATTCTTTTCTAGCTTGTTCTAATGGTAATGGTTTAAACACACCAAACTGTACTGGCTGCCATAAATCAAAATGACATGCTCGACCAAGTAAAGTTCTAATCTTACCCCGATCATTTGCTTTACGTGAAACATTATCCATTAATTGTTTTACAAATGGAGCTTTAGTGTGATATTGTTTTATTAATTTTTCTGCAGAATCTTTCATTAATCCTAACTCTGCCATTAATTTATTTTTACCCATACCATACATCAAACCAAGATTGATTGTCTTCGCTTGTTTACGTTCTATGCCTGCCATATCTGCAACAACCTGGTGGAAGTCTGCATCACCTGCGTTGTATGCATCAACAATCTCATCAACACCTGTAAGGTTTTGTAACTTTGCATAGTGTACTAATATTCTAGGTTCTTGTTGTGAGTAATCAAATGATCCCCACTTGTGATTTTCTTCTGGAATGAATATAGATCTAATTAATGGACCAAGTTCTGGATGTCTTGCTGGAATTTGTTGTAAGTTTGGATTCGACATTGAGAATCTACCAGTCACCGTTCCGCCTGCATCTGATCGTATTTGATTTATGTCTGCATGTATTCTACCATTGACTGCGTGTTTAGTTATAGAATCTATAAACGTGCTGTGTGCTTTATTTATTTCTCTTGCTTCAGCTATTGCTTTGGGTAATTCGTGTGGGTGGTTTTGTAAAAAGTTTTTTGTAAAACTTGGCTCTTTACTTTTTTCTGTTCTATCGTACGGAAGTTTTAATTTATCAAATGCTTTTGCAATGCTACGTGCTGCCATAATTTCTACGTCAACACCGGTTAAGTGTTTGATTTTATGTAATATTTTTGACTCCTTGTGCATCAAAGATTTTTTAATATTATCTGCTTTCTCTAAATCAACTCTTACACCTTTGAATCTCATATCTATTAAGCAAGGAAATAATTGTGTCTCAAGATTAAATACATCCCACAGTTCTTGTTGATATAATTCTGTTTCTAATTTTTGCCAAAGTTTAAGTGTGGCCTCCGCATCACGTTCTGCATACTGACCTACAAACATCGCAGGTAATCTCCATAAATCTTTTTTAGGGTCTACCCCATATTCTTTTGCTGCTGCATTTAAAATATTTTCATCCTTACCCATACCAATATAATATTTCGACAATGTATTTAATTGATAAGATAATCTATTTTCATCAATCAAAGACGCTGCTATCATAGTATCTACAATTTTACCTTTGATTGTTAAGCCTGCTGACCTTAACCAGCAGATATCATACATTGCATTATGAAATATAAAGGTAGTATCTTCTTGATTAAACATATCCTGGAGCCATGAAAACACCAGTTTTTTATCCATATTGCCGTTTGACTCGTGTTGTATAGGAAAATACCCTGACCAGCCCTCTACGGCCACCGCAATGCCCGCAATGTGCCCTTTTCCAGTCACATTACCAGAGCCTAACTCTTTTAAATGTGGATCATTAGTTTCTAAATCTATTGCTATTTGTTTTGCACCAGTTAAATCTTTTAATTCTTCTGGCATAACCCATTCAGTCTCTGGTGTGAACAGAGGTATCTGTGTGCTTCTCACTTATAATCCCTTTCAATAATCATCTCAATAAAGTGGATGGCTTTTAGTAAATCTTCTTTGCCGTTTTTATCTTGATGACGTATTATGTATTTAATAGCACAACCTTCAGGATATAACAACTTGTTTTCAATTACAAATTTACTTGGCTGTATCACATATTTTTGATAATGTTTTCCGCCAATTTGTTTATCATATGGTTTACTCATAATATATAAGCTTTCTCAAAATCTCTTGGATCCAAGACGTGCAATTCACGCTTCGCTCTTGTTGCTCCAGTATAAAATAATCTATGTAATTCATCTGGATCATAACTAAATGTTTCAAGAGCTGCGTTTGTAATATCTTGCATTAATAAAACTTTGTCAGCTTCTCCTCCTTTCGCTCCGTGTATTGTTGACATTGTTATACGAGGATTCTTGTTTAATGTCTCACCATTCGCCCTCATATTACGAATGTAATTCTCAGTGATAGGATCTAGTCCTTCAAATGCTTCAAACCATACATTGTCTGTAATTAAACCATGATCTTTTTTACATTCTTGTATGCTGTATTTATCTTCAGAGTGTAATGTTTTACCTTTTCTAAACCCTTCTAATACATTTGATCCAAGGTATTCATAAATATTTTTTATCTCTAGGTGATTTAATAGTCCACCCTTACGCCAGGCTTCCCAATTGTTCAACGCTAACAATAGTTTAAGAGATATAGAATTACGTCCTTTGTAAGAATAATACCAACCACGTAATTCACAAACTTCTTTTACCGAATCTAAAAAATGATTAGCAGAAGATAATACTAGCCAGTTGCCTTCTGACATATCTACTTGTGTAATATCAGAATATCTACGTAAGATTCCTTGCTCTATTCTTGGTTTATAATTTTTGTCAAATCTATTTTGTACTTGATTAATTATTTTTTGTGATAGTTCATGTATGGGTCCTCCAGGTATACGATATGATTGATCTAGCGTTTGTATATCATCAACCTCTTCTTTGAGTGCAATGAAATGATCAACTTCTGCACCAGCCCATTTAAAGATAGCCTGGTCGTCATCACCTGCAATGTATGTTTTGTCTGCTCGGTTCCACATCTTACGAACCATCTCCCACTGCAGCAAAGATAAATCTTGTGCCTCATCTATAAATAAAACTGCAAACTTATTTACAGTTTCTTTTGCAATAAAATCCTCTAACAAGTCATTAAAATCTTTAAGTCTTTTTTCTTTTTTAAATCTTTTAAGTTCCTCCGATAATAAAAATAATGTATTTCTTTCTATGTCTAATATGTTTTGTCTAGAATCATAATACTCTAGTAGATCCATTCTCTTCACAGCTGCTGTATTTATTATTGTAAGATATTCATTGTCAGAATTAAATGTGCCATCACTATCAGAAAATTTTGCCGTCTTAATTGGTATGCCACATTTTTCACCAAACTCTTTGTAGTCATCCGCTCCTAACATTTTTTCTTTTGTCATACCTAATTGATTAAATGCATACGAGTGCAGTGTTCTAAAAAATGCAAGATCATTTTCTATGTCCAGGCCAAACTTATCCGCGGCCCTCGTAGCAGCTTCCGTGGCTGCCTTTTTAGTAAACGAAAAGTAACCTATTTGTTTAGGCCTTATTCCGTCTTGTATGAATTGGTCTACCAAGTTTAACAATGTTGTTGTTTTGCCAGTTCCTGGTGGACCTAAAATTATCGTCTTCATATGCTTGTTTCCTACATTCTTTTGCTTTTTCAGGTAGCCCTTCTTTTTCTAACCACTCTGCGTGGTTTAAAAGTATTGTATTTTTATTCATTAAAAGTTCTCCTCTTGGTATGGTATTTTAGAAGTCGATGCTTCTGTTTGTTTCATTGTTTGTATTTTAATTAATCTCGGTTGTTGTTTTTTAATTCTAACTCTTTCTTCACCTACAAATATATCTAATTGTTTTATTAAATTACCTGTTTGATTCTTGTCTTTTTCCCAATGATTTCTTTTACAAAAATTATAAAAGTCTTCCATTTTAAAATATGTGTATTCTCTTTTTTCATCTGTGTATGGTAACTTATTAAAAATATCGTCCATAGTTCTTGCTGATTGTCTATTGGTTGTCCAGTCTTGTAATAAATTTGTAAGTTCATTTACTGGATCTAAAGACTCTAAAGGTTCTACTTCTTGTAAACCTGTCATCATAGGTTTTAAAAAATGTTGTTTCCAATCTTTTGGTTTTGGTACAGGCACAACTAAGTTTGCTTGGTCAAGGCATGCTAATGCAAATAGTTGTGGGCTGTAAAGTTGTTCTGATTTTAATTGTATTCTTTTTTTATCTACATCTAAAAACCATTCTGGTGGTTTTGATGCATACTTTGTAAGACTACCTAACATTGGCATTTCTTCTTCACCAAATCCCACACCAAATCTTTTTGTTCTACATAAACCTGATTGACATACTGCATTGATTGGTGAGTCTTTACATCTATATTTGTCATAACCTTTTCTGTTTACAGATTTAATTAATTGTTGCACTTCACCATTACTAAGTGCAGGTTTCATATATTTTAAATTTGCCTCTACAATTTTATCTTCCCAACTATCAGGACTAGATTGTTTGTAATATACTGCAATATTAAATAATGCATTGTTCCTAGATCCTTGTCCAAATCCTATTGTTGCAAGTTTATTTAAACAAGGAGGTCCTCCAGGAAATGCTTCTTCTATCTTTTTTTCTTCTGTCTTGATCGCTTCGACTTGTTCTTT